TGCTCTCAAGTCATTAACTAAATTATTAATTACTCCAAAGTCTTTTGCAGCTCTATCAGCACTTAACCTACCACCTTCAAAATTTTCATAAAATTCTTGAACTTTTAGTGCTGCAGTAGCATAAGTTGCAGAGAGTGCTTTAGCTTCCTCTGTAAGAGAATCTATACTCTCTCCAGATTCAAGAACTGTTTGAGAAAAAGTTTCAAAAGTCAATTGTAAATCATTAGTATCTTTATTGATATTAAGAATACCTCTTGCAAAAGCTTTCTGAAGCTGTTCAATTTCTATCTCACCAGCCTCTGCTAGACGAGTAATTGCAAGCCCAGCTTCTTCTGTAGGAAGCTCTATATCACTTATAGCAACTTTAAGTGCTTGGATCTCTTTTTTTGTAGCTTCAATTCGTTTGTCTTTATCAAGTAATCCAAAGAGGAACTTTGAGCTTGATCCAGATATGTTTTCAAGACTTTCTAATTCAGCCTCTAAAACTTTGAGAGATGTCTCTAAGTCCAATGAGGGTAATGAGCTAGCATAAGTACTTGTACCTAGTTCTCTTAATTTTATAGCTTCTTCGACTACTCCTGCAAATTCAGAGCGAGTTAATCCAAGATCTTCTCTTAAGTCAGCTAAAGGCCCAGCACTAACAGAAGCAGCTGCTGCTCCAAAGTCTTTTAAGCCTTTTTCAGCATCTCGCGAATCTTTAGTTAAGTTTTTAAAAAAGTTTGTTATGCCTCCAAGCACATCAACACCAAATATAGAGCCTACAAGCTGAATTACGCCAATTAAGGCAAATATGGGACCAAGATAAGATAATACAACAGCAGCTGCACCAGCTAATTTCCGCATAGCTCCAGCTGCGAGATTTAATCCAGAAGCTAGTGTACCTGCAAGAGGTCCTGCTGCTTTTAATCTTTTATTTACTACTACTTGTGACTGTTCTATTGCAGCCAATCTTATTTTTGATTGATCTAACTGTTTAGTTTGTTCTTTTGTTAATTTACCTGTACGCTCTTTTTCTTCAGTTAATGCTTTTTGAATATTAAGTTCATTTTGTTTTAAATCCTTTAAATCTCTTGCAAAGACCTGTGCCTGTTGTGTAGAAATTGTGCCTTTCTCAAATTCTCTTTTGATTTCAGCACCCGTAGCTCGACCAGCTCCTGGAAGAGCTCCACCGCCTACAAAAGCTTGACCTGCTGCTTGAAACTCTGGAGCAAGAGCTTTTGCTGTTCTACCAAAGGTAGTTAAACGCTCTGTTGCGTTCACTAATCCTTGAGAAAGTTTTGTTAAACCTGAGGTAACAAATCCTCCAATACTAGCCCCTAGCTGATTAAACACTAAAGCACCAATAGCTCCTAAAAGTAAAAGTTTATTACCTAAATTTTGTCCTAAAAAGTCTGCAAAAGGTGCTAGAATGTTTGCAATAATATTACCAAATTTAATCGCAAGGTCAGCAAACTGCGCAGCTAGTCGTTGGAAAGAGGCAGTAGCATCTTCAGTAGAGATGATAACATCAGAAAAAGCAGCAGTACCATCGCCTATAACGCCGTTAGCAAATGCTTGACGACGTTCAAACGCAGTAAGAGTTGTTGTAGATTTGTTGAGAGATGCAGCATATTTTTCTACTGCAGGGTCAAGACGAGTAAAAATACCAAGTTCGTCTAAAAGTTCTGGTTCTAGTTTGATTGTACCTCTAAAAACACGTTCAATAGCATCAGGTAAGCTTCTACCTAGTGTTCTTGAAGCTTTAAAAGCTACTTGACCGAGTTGTTCAATTTGATCAGTATTAAAACCTGCAGATAGTGCAAGGTTAGCAGCTTCAGCGGCTTGAACAATAGAAAGCTGACCGCCCGTAATATCTTGAAGACGTTTAATAACAGAGTTAGCGGATGTGCCGACTGCTGCAGACAATTGTTGTGTACCACGAATGATTGTTTCAAATTGAGCTGCACGGTTAAGAGCTGTGAAAGCGGCAGTGAGAGCAAAGATGTTTGCAGCAGCGGCTGCATAGACACCTACTACACCGCCTAAACCGGCAGCTTGAGCGGAGAACTGACGACCAGAAGATGCAGAAGCTTGACCTAACCGAGTTTGGGCTTTGCCAATTCGTTCAGTATCTTTTACAACTTTTTGTGCACCTTCAGACTTAAATCTATTAATTACTGTATTAGTTTGTGTGGTCAATTAAGTTCTTCCTCTCTGAGTCTTTGCTAAAGACTCACGTTGTTTAGCTTTATCACTATAATACTTGGACATTTCTGATTCCGCAACCTTTAATAGTTCAAAAACTGTTTTACGGTCACTAATTTCATAAATATCCATTATAGTTCCAAGACCACTATAATCTTTACCTAACCAAGTTCCATTCATACCTTCCCAATTGTCAGGCAGAGAATTTAAAAGGATTAAAGCTTGTTGAGCTTCTAATGGCAAATCAGATGGGTCTTTTGGTATTTGACTCTCATCAACTTCCCAACCCATCTGCTCACACATATCAATATACTGTTCAGCGTTCATACCTCCAGCGTGTAAAGAGTTCTGGAGGTATTCAGTTAGTTTTTTGCTGCTTCGTCAGCCTTCTTTTTTGAAAACTGTTCAAAGTCATTCATTGCGTCTGTAATAAATTGGTCAAAAATAGAAGAAGACTTAAGCAAATCAATCGCTTCTTCTTCTGAGTAGTCAACTTCTTCATTTCCGTCAGCACCTGAAATATCAACTGGAAGTAGCATAGGTAAGTGTTTAATTTTTAGTCCTCGCCAACCCATAATAGCTTTGCCCGCATAGGCTTCTAGAAAACGATCATTATCGATTTCCTCTTCGCGTTGACGAGTACGTTTATTGAACTTGAATGTTAGTGATTGGTTGCGAATCTTTAACAGGTCTTCTCTAGTTAAAAAACAAAGATGTACCTCAAAACCCTCAACATCTGGAAAAGGAATCCAGCTTGTAGTTTCTTTCGCAATTAGATTTTTGATTTTACTCATTATTTCCCCTCGTAAAATACGAGTGCCCATCACATATCTGCTTCTCAAAGGTGAGGGGGAACCTTGATTTGCAAGTGATGGGCACTCTTCTGGTTAAAAAGTGTTAGTGTTCCCCCTCAGAAACACTTAATTAAGATTTAGCAGCAAAGATTGTTACTTCACCACCGTTGCCTTTATTGGCAGTAGTTTCTTGAGCCACAAAGTTGACTGACATTGAGATAACATCTTCAACAGCCAGTGATGGGAACTCAAACTGAACAGCATCAAGCTGGAATGCTACATAAGGAGCAGTTGTTCCACCAATGATGAGGTTAGCGTTAGAAGTTTGTGCAGAAGAAGTACGTGAATCATTCTGAATATTTCTCAAGAATTGAGCTGATTCAGTGTCTCCAGCACGAAGATACATAGTAGCAGAACCTGTAACAGCACGTGTGCCAGTAAACTGACCAATTGGCTCGTTCAGGTTTGCAAGTTCTTCTGGTGTCAAGTATGTAATATTGTTGTTATAGTCAAATGACAGTGCAGTAACTGGGAATGTATATTTAACATCTGATCCATCTGCGCTTGGCTTATGATGGAACTCAATTGCACTCAAACGATTCTTAATAAATGAGTTAGTTCCGATTGATCCAGCAACGTTCATCTGATTAAATGGGTGGTAGTGGGCTGTTACAGTAGCTTCTGATGAATTTGAATTAGCTATTACTGATGTACCATCATTAAGAACTCCGCCAAACACGGAAATAGCATTATCACGCTGTGTGCTTGTAAGTTCTTTAAGAGTTGTACCAAAGCCAGTCCAAGTTGTTGTAGCGATTTCTTCAATACCTGCATCAACAGTTACCTGATTAATAGTAGCGTTAGATACCTGATAAACCACGTTATCCATTTTGAAATACATATGGTTTTCTTGTGCGGTAGAGAAGTTTGAGCGAGTTGAGTGTGAGCCTGTTGCAGCAGCTACATTAGTAGTAGAAAGTTTACCACCATCTGCCCAGACTGATTGTTCATCAGTGCCGTCAGCAGGAGCAGTGTTTGAAACTAGTGACTGCCACATAAACCAGTCAGCGACTGGCTTTACGTTACCTGTTTGTGTAGTGCCAGCATCAGTACCGCCAGCGGCAGCACCAGTGATAACACCAGTAGGACGTAGGTAAACCTGAAGGTTCCAGTCAACTGGGTTGATAGCTGTATTAAAACGCTGCTGTGAGCGATCAGGTGTTATTCCTGATTCAAGGCTTGTAATATCCTGTGTTGCAGAGGAAGATGTAGCTGCAAAACCTGCTAACACTTCAAGTTTCCAAGTGTTCTCAGGAGTCATAGCGGTTACTGCAGCACCGTTGAGCAAGTCAACAGTGGACATGAAAACCTCTGAATTTCTTTGTAAATTAAGAGATGCCATCCCTTTTCTCCTTATCCGTCTATTCTATAGACAATTGTTAGTTCTACCTCTGCGAGCCCATAAGGAGTGGCTAATCCTTCATCAGTAGAAATATTATCTATTGTTATATCTAATATTCCTTTATCAGGATTATCCCCTAATGAATAGATAACATGCTCAATATCTTGAACTAAGCTATCAGAGAGGCTTTGAGAATTATCTTCTCCAAATACGTATGCTCTTATGGTAACGTCTAAAACTCCTACCGTCAAACTTTTAGAATTAAAATCTCTAATTTCGGTACCAGCGCTGACGTAAATAGATGGAAAATCGTTAACTTCATCTAAAAACTTCAACTTACGAAAAACGTTATTAAATAAGTTGTTTACATACGTATATGATGGATTAAAACCAGAGGTTTCACCATCAATTTGTTTAAGTTGTGTTACTATAAATTCTACAATTTCTTTTCTTCTAGAAGCCATTTCTTCTCACTATATTAAACTGTCTTGAGAAAAGAGTCTGCACTACTTCTCTAATGGTATCAGGAATAAAATCATCTGGATCCCTGGGGGTTCTATTAAAAACTCTGTAAAGAGGATCGTAAAAATAGTTCATAACATTTTGCCTATAATTTGCTATAACTTGGATACTTGATCTAAAACGGCCTGAACGTTCTGTCAAGATAGTTTCAGCTAGAGGAGGACCCCTTCTAGGTCCTTTTGGCATTTTTTCTCCTAATCGACGACGAACAAGAGCTGTAAGTTGTGCACTAGAAACAAATCTTTGTTGAGGCCTTTTTCTTGCTCTTCTTTGTCCTCTTGACTTGATATTAGCTATAAAAGCTGGATCTTTCATCTTATAGCTTAAAGAAGTTACGACAGGAGTTGAGCCAGGTTCAAGAGACATTGCAATTGCAATTAGTCTATTTATAGCCTTATTTCCGCCACTTCTTAATCTCATTCTAACATACTTAGAAAACTCTTTTGACACGACAGCAGGCGCTTCATTATATCTAAATAACGCTTTTTCAGATTTCTCACGAGCTCCTGCTCCATACTTAACCTGAATACGAGTTCTATCTAAATTAAAAGTCATATCTTCTGCTGTAAGAGCAGGTTTGAATTTTACTGGTGTATCACCTTTTTTTAGTTTATCTAAATTTAAGTTAAAACTTATATTATTTACTGATTTTTGCTCGATCTGTAACCTAAAAGCTTTAGCAAATTGAGTATTTGAATTAACTACTAAATCTTTAATAGCGGGGCCACTCAAATCAGTAATTTTAAAGGTTTCTTTAGTTACCTTTAAGACACCTTTTTTAAGAATTGCTTTATCTTTTATTTTTCCAGTTTTTACTAGATAATTATAAATTTCAGAGTCTTCATCAGCAGTTGGTGTTTTTTGAGTAGCAGTAGTTGTTTCAGTTCCTACAGCGATGGAACTTTTTAATTCAATTGCAACTCTTTGAAGTTCGTCTGTTTGTGAAATTTTTGAATCATTAAAACCAATTCCAAATACTAATTCAGCATCTCTAGCAGCAACAAACAAATCAGCTGCAGATTTACCACCTTGTACTTGTTTTGCTCCTCTTTCTTGTTTAAAGATTTTTTCTTCAACAAACTCTGCAAATAACTCTTGAATACGAGTACGAGCTGACTTTGCTTCTTGAGTTCTTTGTAGACCTTTAGGGCCGCCTACTTTTTGTATGTATCTAGCAACCTCAATCAAAAAAGGAGTTTGATCAAATAACTCTACATTAATACCAAATTTTTGAGCCACTATGAAATTATCCTATATAAATCTAGAATACGGCGAATATGTGGAGGAAAGTTTCCAGCAAGTGGGTAGTTATCTCCCCGCTCTCCTTCAAATGAGAATCCTTTTTTCTCTTGATCTTGTTTGTAAAGTAGTTTAATCATATCAAGAGTGGCAAGTTGAATATCTTGTGGAACATCCGCTGCTTCATATCCTGCACGATAGTCTACTTTAACTCCAGAAGGAAAAGGAGCGAAAGATGGAGGACCTGAAAGAGTTAGCGCTGGATAACTATTACGAATAGTCGGGTATGTACCTCTTACTCCAACGGCACCTGTATCACGAGTTACTTCGCCCATATCACGAGAGAAATTA